GGGAGGGTGAACATGGAACATGGTACCGTGAATATGGTTAAAGGTTTTTAAGTAAAGGTTTTAGGAGCACAACGCAAATGTCCACAACAGACTTTATCAACTCCAAGGCTCGTTCTTCGGAGGTTCCTGAGTTTGTAAAAGAGGAGGAGGACATTCGGTCTGAGTCAAAGCGGATGCTCAATCGTTTGTTAGCAAACCAAGAGCCGGGGCAGGCGGATTTTTTTGGCAAAGGTCCCCGTAGGGGCATAACACCAGTTCCGCTTGAGCCAGGGGCCTCTGTCACTCGTCCCTCAGAGGTGTTAAAGTCTTTTAGCAGTGGTGTCTTGGGTTTGGACACAGGTAAAGGAACGGAGGCTTATCGTACAGGCCAAGCTTTGGCAAACATGCCCCCCGCAGCAGCCGCTGCATTATTATACGGGGCTGCCAGCCCGTTTGCAATCGCGTCCACTATGGCACGGCGAGGGCAGATGATGGGAGTCAGCCCGCTTAACGTGTTCACGGGTTCTCCGCATCGGTACACAAAGCTAGATTCAAGTAAGATCGGTACGGGAGAAGGAACGCAAGTATACGGTTATGGGCTGTATTTTGCAGAAAACCCTAAAGTAGCAAGAACCTACGCATTCCCTGAACGTACTTACAAAAGAGTGTCGGGACATCTGAGTCCGTTGCAAGAAAGAATAAGTGATGCGATAGATCAAGGAATTGATGCAACAACATTGTTTAGTCATTTGTCTTCAATAGGCTATAAAATACCCAAAAATAATTTTGCAACACCATATGATGCGTTTTTAGAAGAATGGCAAAATGTAAAAAAAATGGATACAGGAAGTGTTTACAAAATAGACCTCCCTGACCAAATGATTGATCGAATGATTGACTGGGACAAGCCCCTTAGAGAACAATCAAAGGTTATCCAAGAGCTTGCTAAACAGTTTAATATTAGTTTAGACGACCTAGGCGGGGATTTGGTTTTTAGGTCAGGTGCAAAAAAACGAGAAGGGGCAGATCTTTTGCGTCAGGCAGGCATTCCTGGCGTAAAGTATCTTGATCGAGGCAGTCGCGGCGTGGGCAAAGGAACGCGGAACTTTGTCGTCTTTCCTGGTGAGGAAGAGGCGTTGACGATTCTTGATGTCAAAGCGAAAGGCGGAGAAGTGTCCATAAACGATTTTATCAACGCCAAGGCTCGTTCTTTGGAGATTCCTGATTCAGTCGATGTTTCACGTAAAACCTCAGCCCCCAAAAAACTGCTTGATACACTTTCGCGCACAAGTCAACGCAAAAGGACCTAACTATGCCCATTGAAAAATCTCTTTACGAAGCCCCTCGGTCCTTGATCGCAGTTGAGGTGGAAGACAGCCCTGCAATTGAGGTCGTTTTGGAAGAGGATGGGAGCGCAACGATTGAAATTGGTGAAGAAGACAAGGGCACGTATTTTTATGCCAATCTTGTGGAGGATTTGGATAGTGACACCTTGTCCAAAATTTCTATCGACCTTTGTGCGTTGTTCGAGGCGGATAAGTCGGGGCGCTCGGATTGGGAGCAGATGTATGCCAAGGGCCTTGATCTGTTGGGCTTGAAGATGGAAGAGCGGACCAAGCCCTTCAGGGGTGCTTCGGGGACCACGCACCCACTTCTTACGGAGGCGATTGTCCAGTTTCAGGCGCAGGCAACCAAGGAGTTGATGCCTGCGGGTGGCCCTGTGCGCACGGAGATCCTTGGCAAAGAGACGTTGGACAAGTTTCAACAAGCCGCTCGTGTGCAAGACTTTATGAACTATCAGATCACAACGGTCATGAAGGAGTACACGCCAGAGTTTGATCAGGCAATGTTCTATCTTGGCTATGGTGGGTCGGTCTTCAAGAAGGTCTACTACGACGAGCAGCTTCAAAGGATGGTTTCAAAGCTTGTGTTGGCCGATGATCTTTTCATTCCTTACCATGGCTCAAGTGTTATGAGCCAATGCTCAAGGATTACGCACAGAATTGCGATGGATTCTAATGAGTATCGCAAGCGCGTAGTGTCTCAAGAGTACTCGGACCTGCTTGTTGAGCCGGAGTCTTCGCCTTCAAGTGCCAACCAGATTCAGTATCAGGTAGATCGACAGACCGGGGTGGTCGAGACGGGAGACCCAAAGGAGGTTTTTCTTCTTGAGTTTCACGTGGAACTTGACATCAATGGTTTTGAAGACAAGGATGAATCGGGAAAGCCCACAGGCATCAAGCTTCCTTATGTGGTGACGTTGGACGACGTTACGAAACAGGTGGTTAGCGTGCGTCGAAACTGGAGAGAGGACGATCCCGCCAAAATAAAGCGCAACTACTTTGTTCACTATGTTCTGGTCCAGGGCCTTGGTTCTTATGGCCTTGGGTTTGTCCACTTGGTGGGTGGTTTGTCCAAGACAGCAACATCTTCTTTACGTCAATTGTTGGATGCGGGGACGCTTGCCAATCTTCCTGCGGGGTTCAAGGCCAAGGGAGCACGGATCGCGGACCAGGACAATCCAATTCAGCCTGGAGAGTGGCGCGACATTGATGTTGGTGGAGCAGAGTTGTCTCAAAACCTCTTGCCCTTGCCTTACAAAGAGCCTTCGCAGGTGCTTTATCAGCTTTTAGGGTTTTGTGTGGAGGCAGGAAGGCGTTTAGCCAACATTGCAGACATGCAAATTGGTGAAGGCAATCAGATGGCGCAGGTAGGAACTACGCTTGCTCTTTTAGAACGTGGCACACAGGTCATGTCGGCTATTCATAAGCGTTTGCACTATGCGTTGAAGCAGGAGTTTGAGCTTTTAGCAGAAGGATTTGGGATGTACTTGTCTGATGAGTACCCATATGATGTTCCAGGGGCCTCTCGCAAGATCAAAAAATGTGATTTCGACAACCTTGTTGCGGTGCAGCCTGTTTCAGATCCTAATATTTTTTCTTCTGCGCAACGTTTGACTCTTGCTCAGATGCAGTTGCAGATGGCACAAAGTGCTCCTCAAATGCATAATTTGTATGAGGCGTACTACCGGGTTTACGCAGCCATGAACATCAAAGACATTGACAGCATTTTGCGTCCGCAGCGGTCACAAATGCCCAAGGATCCTGCTCAAGAAAATGCGGACGTACTCGACAACATGGAGTTGAAGGCTTTTGCAGGGCAGCAGCATGACGCACACATTTTTTCGCACTTGGTCATGGGCATGTCTCCTTTGCTTCAGGCAAACGTGATAGCGGCATCTGTTCTTCAAAAACACATTCTTGACCATGTGCGTTTGAAGGCGGAAGAAAACGCAGAGGCAGAACTTTTTACAGGTTATGGAACAGACCCAGACAAGATCGTTTCTTCTTTGCAACGTGAAGCTCTTATAGCCCTTAAAATTGCTCAAGGTCTGCAAGAAGTGAGAAAAATGCAAGACCAACTCTCAGGACAAGGACAAGGCCCGGATCCTCTTGTGTTGCTCAAAGAGTTGGAGCTTAAAATTCGTGCTGAAAACGACAAAGCGCAACAACAAATTGCTCAACAAAAGCTACAACTTGACAACCAAAAAATTCAGGCTACCATGTCGGCAAATCAAGCAAGGATACAATCGCAAGAACGGATTGCCGCAGAGCGTGCGCGGGTGTCGAGGGAGCGTGCTTCTTTGATAGATCAGAATGCAGCACGGTCGCAAAACATTCAAGTTCTAAATCAAGGAAGACGTGGTGCCACTTAAACCGGGGAAAACAGCAAAGATCATTTCTGCCAACATTGGGGAACTCATGTCCGCGTATGAAAAGACGCGTAAGATTGGCGAAAGTCGTCCCAAGAACTCTGCTGAAGCAATACGTCAAGCTTCTGCAATTGCCTACAAAAAGGCAGGGATGCCTTTGAAAAAGAGGGCCGGGGGCATGGTCCAAGGTTCTTTTGGCGTGGTTAAAAAAAGGGACGGCAACCGACCAGTCAAGCTTTACTAGATGTACATCCCTTCAAACGGGGGAAATCGTTTGTTTTCATGGAGTTATACCATGCTTGAGTTTGCTGAAAAAGTTTTGAAAGAAATAAGAAAGTTACGCGACGGCACTGAATCTTTGCTTTTGAGCGGATCTGTCCCGGATATGGAGAGATATCGTTTTCTCATGGGGCGTCTTGAAGCAATCAAACTTATGGAGTCTTCCATCAAGTATCTTTTGAATGATTATGAAAGGACGGAGTGATGTTGACTGCTTTAGAGCGCAAGTGGGAACAAAACACACGCGAGTCTATGCTCGAAAATGCCTACAACGAAGAGGGTCATTTTGACCCTGAAAAAATTTCCTCTGATGTGCGAACGCGCCTTCCGGTCCCTACAGGTTGGCGCGTGTCTCTTTTGCCCTATCGTGGGGCGCAGAAAACAAAGGCAGGAATTGTTTTGTCAGAAGAGACACAGCGTCGCGCACAGGTTGCCACCACTGTGGGTTATGTGCTACAACTTGGTCCATTAGCTTATTTTGACCAGGAAAAATTTCCCAAAGGCCCTTGGTGCAAAGCGGGGGATTGGGTTGTTTTTGGGCGTTACGCTGGAGCGCGTATCCCTATTGACGGTGGGGAAATAAGGTTCATCAATGACGATGAAATTTTAGGTATCATTCAAGATCCGCAAGATATCTTGCATATGTAGGAGAAAACATGAGCATTGAACGCGAGCAAACTTTTGCAGTGGGGGAAAACGAGTCCCCTGCGACGGTTGTTTTAGATCAAGAAAAAGTTGAAAGTAAAGAGGAGGTAAAGCCTTCTTTAACAACTACAGAAGATCTAGAGCAATACAGTGATAAGGTTCAAAAACGGATAGACAAGTTGACTGCGCGGTTGCGTGAGACCGAGCGCAGGGAGGCTGCGGCGCTTGACTATGCACGGCAGGTTCAAGCACGAATGGCTCATGCGGAGCAGCAACTTCATCAGACCAATTTTGCTCGTGTAGACGAAGCCAAGGGAAGGATTGATACGCAATCTCTTGCCCTAAAGCAGATCATTAAAAAGGCCCGAGAAGAACACGACATTGACACAGAGACCGAGGCGCAAGAGCGTTTGACCGCGCTTCTTGTTGAGCAGCAAAAAATACGTGAGGTAGACAACTCCCGTGAAGCTGCTCAACAACAGCTTTTAGCCCAGCAAGAAGCATGGAAACAACAACAAGAAAGGCTTCTTGCTCAAGCGCAACAAGCACAACAACAGGCGCAGGTTGACCCTCGAGCAGAGGAGTGGGCAGAAAGAAATGAGTGGTTTGGGCAGGATGCGGCCATGACAGCTTCTGCAAGAGCCATCCACTTGCAAATGGTCAC